GAAGGTCAAGCCAAGGTCGGCGCGAACATTAACTACGACGTCGACGCGCTCTGGTCCGAAGGTGTGCCGGTCACCGGGCCGTTCATCGACGTGCAGTACGCCGAAGCTCTGCTCGACTCCAACAGGCTGATGTACAACCTCGACTCACTGGCTTGGGACTACCTAGGACACGGCAAGGTTAGTGACGCGCTTCAGACGTGGGTGGAGAAGGCGTACGGCAGCGACGACAACTACCGTGCCCACATCCACGCGGCACCTCCTTGTCTGGTCGGACCCTACGCCGAAGGTGACGTCGACCAGCCGCTACGAATCTGGGAGCAGCAGAAAGCCAAGCTCCAGTCACAGTCGATGATGGGTCTCTTCGATCTGGAGACCGAACTCATCCCGCTGATGATCGAGATGCGGCAACGCGGCGTGCGCGTGGACGTGGAGTACGCCAAGCGACTGGACGACGAGCTCACACAGTCACTCGTCGAACTGTGCGCCCGGATCAAAGTGGCCAGCGGCGGTGCCATCGAGCCGGACCCGGAAAACGAAATCGGGCGTGGTGAGCTGCAGGCCTTCTTCGACGCTGCCGGTGTTGCCTACCCCCTGACGGCCAAGGGTGCCCCATCGTTCCGCAAGGAGTGGCTGGACCACCTATCGCACCCGGCAGGGGAACTCGTGCGGCAACACCGCATGTTGCGCAAGTACCGTAACACGTTCATCCGGTCGTACATCCTCGACAAGAACATCAACGGCCGGATCTACGCGCTGTTCCACCAGCTCAAGGGCGACGAGAACGGTGCAGTGTCCGGACGCTTCTCTTCGTCGCTGCCGAACCTGCAGAACATACCGGCGCGTGACGAGGTGTGGGGTCCGAAGCTGCGGGCCATCTTCCTCTCCGAGGACGGGCAGCGTTGGTTCCGCCATGACTGGAGCCAGATCGAGTATCGGTTCCTTGCCCACTACGCACGCGGCCCGTCGGGTGAAGACGTCCGCCGCCGCTACAACGAAGACCCGACCACCGACTTCCACGAGATGACTCTCGACATGGTTGGCCCGGAGATCGGATGGGACATCAGCACCAAGGAAAAACGCAAGCCGCACCGCAAGCCAATCAAGAACATCAACTTCGGGCTGGTGTACGGCATGGGGGTCGACAAGCTCGTGGACTCCACCGGCCTGAGCATCTCGGCCGGCATGCGTGTGATCAACAAGTACCACACAGCCGTCCCGTTCGTGCGCAAGACGTACGAGGTGGCACAGACCCGCGCTGCCGACCGTGGCTACATCCAGACGATCCTCGGGCGGCGGCAACGGTTCGACCTGTGGGAGCCGAGGTGGGGCGAAGGCAAGGCCCTGCCGTACACGCAGGCGGTGGAAGCCTATGGCAGCAAGGTGTGCCGGGCCTTCACCCACAAGGGGCTCAACGCCCTGCTGCAGGGTAGCGCCGCCGACCTGATGAAACTGGCCATGCGGGACATCCGACGCACCGGCGTGCACAAGGAGATCGGGGTGCCGTTGCTCACCTGCCATGACGAACTCGGGAACAGCGCAGACCCGAACAACCGGCGGCACATGGAAGCCATCCGGGAGGTGAAGTTCATCATGGAAAATTGCATGACACTTAAGGTTCCAATCCTCGCCGAGCAGTCTGACGGCAGGAATTGGGGGGAGTGCAAGTGACCTGCTACCCTAGCTGGCTCGCGCTAGGCAGCGCACCAAGCCCCTTCAAAACGGCAGCGAGTGGGGTAGGTGCCACCCACCTGCCTTCGTGCCGCCACGCGCTGATTTTCCGTAGCTCGGCCGGGCACAGGGTGCCGATCGCCGCCATCGCCTCCGGCGTCATGGTGCGCAGGTCCAGAAGCCAGTCAGCGTCTGGTGTCCCAATCAGGCACCAACACATTCCCCCGGCCCAGACGTGCCGTGCGGCATACACGATCTGGCTCCGGCGCATCCCGTGCCGCAGGCCGAGCACCTGTGTTGTGTCGTGCATCGGGTGGCGCGGGGCGTACTTCAACTCAATCTTCCCGGCAACACCGGCTATCAGGTAGTCGACGTCGGGTGTGCCGCCGGCCACCACGTTCTCGATGCGCTCGAGGTGGAAGCGGTGGCCGGCCGCCTGACACTCGCGCGTCAAGAGCGGCCGGACGCGGGTCGACCAGTAACCCGCCTCGTCCATCAGTGCTCGTCGCTCTGGATGTTGCCTTCCATGCGGTTCAGCTCGCCGTTCAACCAGTCCCACTCCTCGGAGGTTGGCTCGCGGCCGGAGTCCTTCATCTCTTGTGCCTTGGTCACCCCGTCACGGACCATCTGCGAAATCTCCACGCCGGCGGAAATCAGGCCGGGCAAGGAGGAGGTGAGCCGAAGCAGGAAGTCGAATGCCGTGTTCATGATTTGCCTCCGATGAGAGCGGTGATGGCTTGGAACGCCGCAAGAGCGGTATTGGCAGCCGTGATGGCCTTGGAGGTGACGTCACCGCCAAGGTTGGAACGGGCGGCACTCTCGGCCGCGTCGAGTGCCCCGCGTGCAACGGGTTGCGCCTTGCGGATCTGATCGACGATGGCCGGGTCCGAGCACGGCTGCTTGACGGTCACCGAGCAACGCGGCATCGACTCGTACGTCTCGGCGACCTTCAACGCTACCCCATAGGCCAGCTTCGCGTCGAAGACTACCTGCTGGGCTGATACACCCGGAGGTGACGCGCCGCCGGGTGTTGACGCGCAGCCGGCGATTGCCGCGGCGAACACCAGCAGGAGCATGAGGGTGTAGAGGTTGTGGATGGTGGGTGCTGGTCTGGTCACGGGTCTCTCCTTCAGGTTGGAGTGGTGAGGTGGACTGCTTCCTGCTTCATGTCGTGGACTTCAGCAGGACTGATCGGCGGGCCGACGGTGGTGGCGACTTCCTCCAACTGCTTGCGGACGATCGTCTCCTGCTGCAACTTGCGCTCGGTCTCGTTGGTGACGGACTTCTGCGCGATGACACGCAGGCCGGCAATCACGATCAGCGCGACCGGCAACAGCATGTCTTGCCACTTCAGCTCGCGGTTGTTTTGGACATACTCCAACACCTTGATCCCAACGTCGACCACGAACGTCCCGTACAGCGCCCACATCGACGATGCCTTGGTGAGGATCGTTCCTGCATTGGGGACGAGGATCGTATTGCTTGTCTCTGCCATACTTGCTTCCCTTTCTCAAGCGAGCCCGAGGACTCGGGTGCGAATCCAGCCGTAGAGGAAGTCCTCCTGCGTCTGGTCGCTCTTCGCGAGGCCAAGGTAGAACGACCCTTGTGAGGAGTTCAACGCTGCGACCATCACGTCCTCTCCCTCATCGCCCCTGAAGTTCAGATAGGCGTTGAGCGCCAGCATCGTCTGCTTGCCGATGCGGCCATCCACGAACAGGTCCGGGAAAATACGCCCCCGGAGATTGAACCCGTTCAACCACTCTTGAAAGAATAGGGACGCGCGACCCGGTCCCATGTTCACGCCGGTGTCCACCAGCTCCTCGCCAATAGGCACACTCATGGCCAGCACCCGGTCGAACCACGGGACCGTCACGAAACGCTGCCCGTAGATCCGCCTCGCAGTTTCCATGGGTAGGTTCTGCATAGGGCCAAAGTACCCGTTGTCCTTGGCAACACCGGCGGTGATGCCGTACATGGTGGGGCCACCACGATCGTTCGGGTGGTCGACGTAGCCTCCTTCGTTGGCGATCACTCGCTCGATCGCAGCTTCTACCCTTGGTGTCATTTCAACTCCCCGAACTTGCTGTCGTGCGCCTCGATCGTCTCCTTGACGTCTTGAATGTTGGCGTCCATATGCTTCTTGACAACCTGCGCCGCCTCCATCGGGTCTAGCCGTGAGATGACGGAAAACATTTCCCGGCCGCGCAGATGTGTGTAGAGGAGCTGCTCGGACAGGGACCGGCTCCGCTCCGCTTCTTCGGTGGCACGCGCTTCGGCCTTCGCCGCTGCCCGTTCACAGGTAGCTGCCCGTTCCTTGAGCCCGTCATTGAGAGTCTCCAGTCGGGCAATCACACGCGCGTCCTCTGTCTGTGCTTTAAGCAAGGAGTGCGAGGTGGCAATGGCCGCGGCCTCACCAGCTTCCGCGTCCTTAATCCGCTGCATCATGTCGTTGTACCACGCTCGCTCAGTGTTATCTTGGGCAACCTGAGTATTGCTCTTGCTCCAGTTCTTCCGAACGCCAATGACCCAACCGACTGCGCCAGTGATAACCCCACCGGCAATTGTCAGCCAGTTCTCGACGTTCTGATACCAAGCCACGTCATCTCACTTGAGGTCCGCAATCTTTGTGCCGGGCGTGACCCTTGGTGACAACACCGGCGGCGGGTCGTTGGGGTCGGGTTCCACGTCCGGCGGCGGCACTTGCATGAGGACCGCCTTCAGAGCCTTGTACGCCTGCTCCCACAGTGGCTTGCTCACGTCGGGCGTGAACTCGACGGTGTGCTCCCACAGGAACTGCTTGCCCGCGTTAAAGGCCTCCTCACTGAGGAACCCGCGGAACATAGCCGTGGAGGTCACGCCGTGGTTGCTAGCCTCGATGTTGTTGAGACGGATGTAGAGCTCGCGCTCTTCACCATACGACGTCTCGAGTGTTGCCTTGATTGCCATGCTGATCTCCTATGCGTCGATGGCACCGTACTGCTTGATGACCGCGGTGCTGCCAGTCGTGCCGGCCGTCGTGCAGGTCCAACCCTTCTTGCCGGCAGCCGCTGGTGTGAGAGCTTCCCACGTATCCCCTTGCAGTACCGTGAGCCCGGCACCGGGTGCTGCCGCGATAAGACCACGGTACTTCATCTGCGCCTTCGAGCCCCAATAATAGTTGCCCAAGCCGAGCGTTCCGGCGTTACCTGCCGGTCCGGTGGCGAACTCGCGCGGATAGCCATTGGCGACCGTGACGCCACGGTCATACAGCGTAAGGATGTCGCGTTCAGAGTTGGCCCAGTACGACGCTCGCCGTCCGATAGTGGTAGACGCCTGCTTGAAAATCTCGAAGCTGAACAACCCACTCGTGTCCAGCATGTTGAGGCTCGTGGTAAGGGCGAGCTTGTCCGCAGTGAACGTGCCGGGGGTCGATGGCCCAATCGTGCCACCAAGGATGCGCGAGAAGCCGACGAGACCGGAGAGCGCGCCGCCGAGGATAAGGGTCGGGCCAGTGCTGTACGCGCTGCTGTATCCGCCCTCTTCGTACGGGTTGATCAACATGCCACGCGAGTTGACGTTGGTGAAGCGGTAGCTGTTACTCGCGAAGTACGTGCCGACCGGAGAGGCGGCGACCCACAGGGGGTGCGTCGGATTGCCGAACGCGATGACCGCGCCGGGTGCCCAGATTGTCGAATCCGTGCCCGGTTGCGTCGAGGCGAGGAGGGCGTCCGTGCCAGCCGGATAAACAGCCGTGTACCGCTGCCCGCCGAACCACACGAGGCTGGAGCGCCCGCGCGTCGTGTTATGGCCCGCAATCCCAGACCCGTCGCCCGCGACCTGCGGCTGGATATACGTATTGCCGAGGAAAGAATTGTCGAAGATGCCGCCGCTTCCGTTCTGCGAGCAGTCGATGCCGATTCCGGTCCCTGCGTTCGCGTCGGCGCCCGCGCACTGCCAGCCCCATGCCCCGTTATTCTGGAACCGGCACGCCTGCACGAACCACCCGTTGCAGTTGCCCTCGACCGCTCCGCCGCCGCCAGAGGTCGCGATTGCGCGGCCACCGTCGCCGCTGAACCCGGAGAACATGCAATTGCGGACCACGGCGCGCGCTCGCATCCACAGGCCGTGTCCACCCATAGCGTCCTGCACTGCGCTCCACGTGCTGACGAACTGGAGGCCCTCGAGCATCGAGCCATCCCCCGCCGTCGTCGAGGCCACGACAGCCGCGTCCATCGTGTTATGACGATGCACCACGACGCCAGAGGAACCCGCAGGGAATGACAGTTGCGCCTGCGGCGAGCCAGAAATGCCTGACCACCCGCTCCATAGCTTGACGACTTTCTTGAGCTGGATGGCCTGACCTACCGTGTACTTGCCAGCCGGGAAGTAGATGGACGGACCGGCAACGTAGATGCCCGTCCAATTGCTGCGCGAGTTGATCGCTTCCATGATGTCGGCGTGACAGTCGTATACCGACGTTCCCGCGCGGATCGCTGCGTGCTCGCTCTTGGGGATGAAGTCGAAGATGTCGACGATGTCCGTAAGCTTGCGCATCACATCGCCGAGGATGGCGCCGACGCCGAGCTGCTGGAAGCCAACCATCGCGGCACCGACGCCACTCAAAAGGTCAACGCCGGCGACGCCTTGGATGAGCCTGAACTTCGCCGCTTCGAACACGCCCGACGTCACGAACGGCAGGTCGGCCGACTTCGGAGCGTACACCTGACCGCCATTCGAGACGGTCTGGTTGGGCACGGTCATGTTCAAGCCAGCAGCGTAGGGAACCGGGACGGCGTACCCGGCTGCCGCAAGAATCACATCGGCGGCAGCTTGGATCGCGTCGCGCTGCGTCTGGGCGTCAGCTCCGATCTCGATAAAAAGTTCGTCCGCCTGTGCGTCCACGCCGGCTAGCGTTCGCTTCGTGTGGCCCTCACGGTCCGTGGCCGTGAGCTCCGGCGAGTTCGCTACATCCGCGATGTGGTCAAGGTCAACTTCAGCATTGTTGAAGTCGGCGATCGTGAGTGCCATGTCTTCTCCCCAATCAATTGATCACACTATCCCGCGGCGGGACGGGGTCGTCGTCGACGGCGTAGTAAGCATCACTGTAGTTTACCCCGACCAGCCGAACGAAGCCGTTCTCCTCAAGACTAAGTTCCTGCACGAGCCACGACTGCGCCAAACGGGCCACGTCAGCCGCTAAGCTGAACGTCGTTCTTACTCCGCTCTCCGGGGTAGGGTTGACGACGAGGGCCTCTGGTGGCGCTCCGGCAAGCAGCACCTTGTTCGGAGCGGACCCGGCTGTGACGCCCAAGGACATCTGTGACCCGTCCCGTTTCTTCAACACGATGCTATGCGGCTCCGCTGGCACGAACTCCACGTCGCGACTCAGTGTGAGCTCCAATCCCGCCTGCGCCACCACTTCACCGTCCCATGTTCTGAAGCGGGTGCTGTCCGTGATTTCAACACGGGAGTTGGGCAACACCGCACGGGCGTCCACAGTCACCGACGTTTCAATGGACAGGCGTTCGTTGAAGAGACGAGCGTACTCACGGTTCGCACGGAACCATGCAGCGGCGAAGCTGCACAGCCCGGTGACCTCGACCCGCTTGAGCTTCGTGAAGGTTCCGCCAGCGGGCAGCCGGATGGTCTCCATGGACTCCGTGTCAGGGTCCATGTAGGAAAGCTCAATCCCGTCGTAATCGGAGTCGTTGGAAAAGCGCCGCGTGATCGTTTCAGAGTCAGGCTTCTTGTTGCGGTGGGTGAAGAGCGCAATGCTGTTGGCCTGTGGCCGGTCCAGCGCCAACCTGATAACGCTGTTCTGACGATACCCAACGCAGAAGACCGCGTTGGCGATCGCCATCACTGTCTCCTCGTAGCTCAGGTTATCACGGTCGAAGGTATAGCAGAAGTTGCCCGCCTCGGGGTGCCACGCGTTCAACGCAAGCTGAGTAGCCCACACCTGCGCCATGTCCAAGTCCCCGATGTCCCGGTTGCCGATCATCGGGTCCATCGTCACCGCGGCAAGGATATCCACCATGCGCTTGGACGGGTGAATCGTGCCGGTCATCAAAAAACCGTTGGCGTCGAACGCCCCCGAGAAGGTCGCACCGTCATAGGTTGGGATCAACCGTGCCGCCCTGCAATTCAACTGACGGCGCTGAACAGCAGCCGCCTGCGGCGTTGTGTGAGTGACCGTATGGACAATCGTCTTGTTGCCGAAATCGTTCTTCGTAACTGGTGAAACGCTATTGAGAACGAGCCACGTAATCTCGTCGCTCACGAACCCGTCGAAGTCGTAATCGTACGGTGTCGAACGACGAGCGCGCACCCGCGCCGGTCCAACCCATCCCGTGACGTGCTCCAGTGTTTCACCGCGCTCGTTGGCCGTTGCACCAGACACGCTGCCACCCACAGTCTCCACAACACCAGTGGGGAGCAGCGTCCCTACCGTAAGCTGCTCGATCTGAACTTCGTACGCAACACTCGTCCCAAGACGATTGCCGCCGTCATCCTTGAACATACCCTGCAGAGCCGCCACATTGACCCACACCTCAGTGCGGTCTTCATTAGGCAAGGTGAACCAATCGGTCCAGTCTGCCAGATCGTTATCGACCGTGGCAGTCACCGCAAACACATTGATCGGAGTCGGGCCAGAAATGTCGGCAGTGCCGGACAACTCCGCATAGCCGTTACCGACCACCGTCATTGTCCGTGTCCCCGCGTAGCGAAAGGTGCCGGTAATATCCATCGGCGATCCGGGAACACTTTCAGTCACGCACGCTTCAACGACCGTGAACGACGAATCAGTATGGGAGGCAACTGTCTTGATACCGTTGTTCACCGGATCAGTAAACCCGGCTATGTTAATGCTGGTCCCATTCACGAGTCCGTGGAATGGAATCGACTCACCGCCAAAGAAACTGTAGGTCTTTGTCGCCGCGTCCACACCCCCATTAGTGAACGACCGAAGGAGGGTGAAGTTACCGGTGTCGTAGGTGAGCTGCTGGCCGGCCTCTGCCACGGCTGAGAAGTTGGGATTACGGAACGCTTCGTTCTGGTAGATGATGTCTCCAGTGGAAGGCGGGATGTGCATACTGCCGATGATCGACTCGGAAGCGGAAGGGCCACGTACCCAATACTCATTCGGTGACGTGAGTTGAAGTTGGTTCGCCGCCTTAAGGACGATACCATCCAGCGTGGAAGACGACGACACGTTAACCACACCGTCAATGATGGGGTCACCAATCTGCATCACTGGCGGGTCGCTGCTGTTGGGGGAGGTGAACGGATAGTAGACCGCAGCACTGGCCCCGGTGATAGAGCTCAGAAGTGTCTCACCATCACGAACGTCCGACAACGCGGCGTATCCGCGGGTCACACAGTAGAGACCATATTCAACTCGCCGGTTGTTGATGAACTTCGTGTACGTCTGCATCATGATGGAAGGAATGGCCCGGACCTCGCCAAAGATTTCCTCCACCCGTTCCATCAGACGAACCTTATTGTCACGGCTCGAGAGTTGATTGTTCGGGCTCTCCTGCGCCCGGTTGTCCAGTGTCTTGGCAGTGTCGGCAGCAAAGATCGAGTTTACGATCGCACTCAACACCGCGGCTATGGCGAAGTTGATAAGCCACTCGGCGATTGCCGCTGCTGCTACGGGTAGGCCCGGTGCCTCGAGGATCGTGTAGACGTCTTCGTCGTTGGCCAGTATCTTCTTGACGTTGCCTGTGATGCTGGTCGCTTGCGACGGCTGGCCTACATACACGTACACGTTGGTCGACGGCACCTCGCCATAATGCTCGAGCAACCACTCACCAATACTCTCGACCCTGTGAACTTCAGGGAGACCACCCGAGAACGGGTGCTTGTAGAGTTCGATGCGTTTCATCGCGCCCAGAACTCCATGAGTGGGTAGGTATCCCGCAAGGAAGCCAAATCTTGATTGAGCACCTGCTGGACATCTTCTGTTTGAACGGCGTGCAGTACGCTGCCACCGTAGTAGACGCCACAATGGTGGAACCCCAATTTGCGCGTCTTGCCCATCAGAACCACGCAGAGGTCCACTGGCTCCATGATCCGCTTGAAGCCAAGGGCGTCCTTGTGGAGCTGCAGGCGAAACGCCTGTGCAGCCTGTCGCACGCTATCGGAGATAGTCCCGAACGCGTCCACCTGCTGGCCAAGCTCCATGATGTACACCTCCGTCACCAGCGACCAGCACGGCGGCGATGGATAGATCCGGCCTAGGTAATCAGCGACATTCAAACGAAGCTCCTCAGCATCGGGATATCGCGCACAGTGTAGAGCTCACCGGTGCGCGTAATGTTCAACCGTGGGGTCACTGCGCTAATGGACGCCGCTCCCACCTTGTAGCTCACGGACTCCACTTGCAACACCGCACGGGACAACGGGTCGGTTAAGTCGTCGCTCAGGTACTCGCGGAAGACGCAACGCACGAACTCAGACGTATTGATAGCCACCCGATCCATCTCGGCTCGAAAGTCATCTTCGATGTCCACGGTGTCCAAAGCGATCGCGTAGACTTGGTCGAGGTTTTGCTGGCTGCCTGCCGGCTTCACCTGAAAGTTTACCGGCTGCACAGTGCGCACTCCATCCTCGGTTGTGATCTCACCGTTGTACGGTTCGCGCCACAGGTAGTAAACCTTCGACATCTGTGAATGGCTGATCTCCAGCGTGTCGATCTTGTGGATCACTTGCGGGGCAGAAGCGAAGAACACACGAAGCTTCTGTTCAATATCCAGACTCATGGCGTCCCCAGCACCAACGTGTCTTCGTTGGCGAACTTGGCAATGCGCGCCAGCAGTGCGCTTCCTTCATCACCGGCAAGTTCCCAATAGTCGAAGATGAAGTCGATCTCGTCCTGTGTGAGACCGTACATGGGCGACTCAGCCACCACTGTGAAGGTCACCGACCAGACCTGCCCGCCGGCACGCGAGGCGTTGTACGAGTCGGGCACCATCATGCACAGATGTTGTTGCAGGCCGAACCCGCTATCCATCGGCATGTTGAACTGTATCGAACCTTTGCCGATCACCCTATGGAAGAACACTTCCCAGACGGTGTACTTGTCCGACTCCAGTATGAACGTCACTTGATACGGCTGGCGACCGCGGTCCCACAGCATGCCGACGCGGGGCATGCCGCCCATCACCTCCGTAAGTTGCACGCCGTCGGGAGCTCCGACGTTGTAGCCTTGAATGATCGGCTTGAAGCCGGTGGGGATGGTGGGCGTCGGCATCAGCTACGATTCCTTCGCACAGTGTAGTTCCTGTTCATAGCTTGGCTCATCTTGGAACCCGGATCGTAGAGCTCCGCGATAATGGCCTGCTTGTTCTCCTGCAGGATGATCGCCCGCTGGGTGGGTGACACCTGCTGCTCCACGGCCCGATCCACCCGACCCGTCGTCTGGTTGATGATAGACAGGCCGCCGTTACCGGCAGAACCCGCAGGCGCGATGGTGCCGGCAGTGCGCGGGGTAAACCGTTCGGGGCCGTACTCCCCCACGTCGTAGGAGCGACCCGCCAGCACGTCGCCACCGCCCGCCCTTGCGCCGGCATACACGGGGGCGGGGTAGGAACCACCTCCGCCAGTGAACGCCCCCACAACGCTGCCCAGCAGAGACTTGATGAACCCGCCCGCTTGGCTGTCGCCGCCGCCCGAACTGTCGAATGCCTGCTTGAACTGTTTGAGCAGCGGCTCGGTGACAGTGAGCCGAAAGAAAATCTTGATCAGGTCTTGGAGCAGACCCTTCAGCACATCTTGCAGATCGCCGCCGGCAATCGCCGCTTCTTCGAGCGCGCTGGTGAACGTAAGACCAAGCTCCTCACCAACACTCTTCGTTTCCTTGGCTGCGTCGGTCAGGCCGACGAGTTTGTTGCGCGCCTCTTGGTGGACCTGTGGGTCGACGAGCCCGTTCTCGAGTGCCTTGTCCAGTCGCTCCAGATCCTTGAGGAGCTGCTCCATCTTGCGTGTCGGCGTGTCATCGGTCAATGTACGCAGCCACGCACGGTCCGCCTCGTCCAGCTCACGCGCTGCGTCGATCGACTGCTGGTAGTCTTTGTTACGCTGCTCCTG